GTTGTTCTGGATTGCCGTTACACGGTTGTATTTCCTATTCTTAGATGCTTTAATCTCTGTTGCTGTTTTTGCCACTTCCTGAACATCTGACAAATCTCCATAGGCAAGTCCTACAGAAAATTCTATTTCTCGTTTGTATTCTTCCAATCCACGCTTAAAGGCTTCATCCCGCATCTCTGGAGAATATTCTTTCAGAAGTTCCTGATCTTTCCCAACTTCCAGATTCAAGCCACGATACAGGCGCTTGCTAAGCCTTGCCATACCGAATCTTCCTGTTGATTTATCCTGTTTCAACGCTTTGTTGTCCACATGGATAGCACGCTCTCCAGATTCATACTCCCAGTCAAGCCTTGCGCCTTGGATATCTGCTTTTCTGATTAAATCCACCGCAGATTCGTAAATGGAAATACCACAGGCAGAACCATCAACCTTATTTTTAATCGGATTCCGGTAGTACCCGAAGTCCATCCGGTTCATCCCAGGATAGGTAATCGGTCCAGGATCGATATTTCCCCATTCTTCCACTGCTTCCAAACTGCAAGGAAGACCGATATCGTTTGCTGTCTGGGAATGAAAACACTTATTTTCTATGGTCAGATTCCCATTCGTAAAATAATGTCGTTCAAACCTTGTGAAATAGTCCACATCACCAACCTTTTTTACGGTCAGGAACGCAATATCAATCGGCTTCCCATCATCCCCGAAGCTAATCGGGATAATCTTGTCAGCAGAAACAAATTCAGCAGCAATCCCGCCAAGGGGTTTTAATACAAAAGAACCCAGTGCAAGTCCCTCCTGGAGATTTTCATTCAGACTTGCAATATTCCTCTGATATATCTTGTCCAGACGCTCATTGCTTACACTGGTTTCCATTTCCACCAGTGCGCAATCTGCAAACTCCCGACAAACCCCCTCTTCTATTCCGAGGGAAACAATATTGTCAGTGAGCCAGTCTGCTTGACCGTTTAACATCTGTTTCCACTCATTAATTGCATCTATCATCTTATCGGAGAGGGTGATGTCCTTGCCGACAATCTGTTTTAATGTCGTATATCTAAACATTCTCATTATTCCTTTCCAAAATCTTTTAAATCCATCAAACATCTTCCACCTCTTCAATCAGGTATTTCATATCACGTTCAATCGTGTACTCAAATGCATCCAGACTATCAACATCAGTGCTGCCATCATCCAGGCGTTCGTCTTTGCCAATAATTTCTTTGTCCCAGACCGCATCCGTGAAAGCATCTTGTAAAGTTCCACAGTCTTTTGTAATAAAAAACCGCCCTGCTCCCATGAGCTTGACGGTACATCTGATTCTATCATTAATTGTTTTCTTCTTTGCAGGGCGAACGGAAATCCAAGGAAACTCCTTTTCTACAGCGTTCCTGATAGAATTACCAAGAACAGTTTCTGCATTATCCCAGTATACAGATTCCACATTGCAGTATTCTACGTAATTTCCGCGCTTTACGCAGATAGCATAATCTTCTATCACTTCGCGAATGAATTCACAGAACAGCTCATTTAACCGGTTGCTGTCGATATCATCATTCTCATCTTTCGCCATGATCCGCTTTGATTTCAGGGCAATTACATCTCTGTAATCGTCTGTATATCCTCTGGCAACAAAAGAGTGGCCGGACTGGTTTCCACCAAAGTCCAACCCAATTTCTATTGATGTGATATCTTCTTTTCGGAATTGCCTACGCTCTGAATCCGGAGTAGATTCATCTACGACATCACACAGAAAGGAATCTGGATTGTCTGCAAACCTTTTATAAATTGCCCCCTCTGCCCTTTTCCACTTTCCAAGAATAAGACGATCATAGTAAATTGTGCCTTCATACTCTTTACAAAGCTGCTGCACAAATTCTTCCGGAAGGAACGGATTATCGAAGATTGTGTATCTCTGCAGATAAATGTCCAGTTCTTCATTGTCCAGAAAATCTTTTAACCAGTGTGTAGGATTCTCCGGGTTGCAGGAACCATCAAAACAGGAATAAGGCTTGTCCAAACGTGATTTTAGCATCTGGAATACTTCTTTATTCCACTTTGCAATTTCATCTCCGTAACAATATTTGATGGAAGCTCCCTGAATTTTCGCAACCTGACTAATTTTTTCTGCACCCAGACAATACACATCTTCACCGCATATTCTTGCGATATTCCGGTTATTGATTATGCCAATCAGTTTATCTGTGTATATCTCACGCATTGGCTGCAGAACGTTTCGCTCTATAGATTCTTTGGATACTCCAAGAATCACATTTAATCCTGGCTTTCCTGCTCTCTCTCGAATCCGGAAGGGAATCACAAAAGCAGTATCTACATAAGACTTTCCGGAACGAACCGCCCCGGACTTAATATTCCAACGATGTGTAGCATTTACAATATATTCATTCTGTTTCTTGCTTAATTGCATTGTCACGCACTTCTTTCAATATCTGATCAAGTTTATCCAGAGCTTCATCTGTTTCATTCTCACCTGTGACAGCCTGTTTCCTTGCTTTTTTAAGTTCTGTATCAGCTTCGCGATTGCGAATATTTTCTTCTGGCTCAGGAGACTGTCCGGCATACTGAGCCACGAAGTAAGCAGCTTTTGTATTGCCGTTCATGGCTTCCTTAATCTGAGCTGCCAACATAGCGCTTTCCAGTGTGCTGTCCAGCCCTAATGCCTCCAGAACAGGTGTCCATTCCGGACTGTCTATTTTTGCAGTTAAAAGGAGATTCAAGGTCTTCCGGAAGTCTGCTTTCCGACGCCGTACTTCTCCGGATTTTTTTCCACCATTTCTGCCACGTTCTCTCGCTTCAGCCTTGGTTCGTACTGGCTTTAAGTTTTCATAGTTTGCCATCACCTCACCTTCCTATCTGGTTATATTTTTGCATGAGAAAAGCACCCTAGA